GCCCAAGAACTAAGCCAAAGACTAATGATTTTGTCGGTGAAACAAAAAATAGCAAGCCGCAGTTTAAGCCAGAGCCGCCTAAATCACAATCAGGATCTTATGTTCGCAAGTCAATTATTGGACCGTATCCATTACGTGCTTCGTTTTTTAAACGTAAAGAAGTTACTGATCGTTTTGAATATTAGGAATAATGGGTGAGCTTAAAAAGTGGAGAGAACAAAACTGGGTTAGAATTGGACTCGACGGATCGATCAAAGGACCTTGCGGAACGTCGAAAAATAAGAAAAACCCTGACCGTTGCCTCCCTAAAAGAAAGGCTCTCAGCTTGTCGAAAGCAGAGAGAGCAAGAACTGCCAGAAAGAAAAAGGCAGGAGGAGCAAAGGGAAAACAATTTGTAAGTAATACACCTAAGGCAAAGGTAAGAAGTGGCAATCGATAAAAAGAAAATGAAGTGCAATGTCCCCCGACGAGATGTGCAGGGTGGCAAAAAGTTTGTTGTAAAAGCCTGCCAAGGTGGTCAGGAAAAAATCGTTCGCTTTGGTGATGCTAACATGACCATAAAGAAAAACCGCCCGGCACGTAAGAAAAGTTACTGTGCACGAAGCGGAGGTATCAAGGGTAAATCAAATAAACTATCGGCAAACTACTGGAGTCGCCGTGCTTGGAACTGTTAATACAATGGCAAGAAAAAGAAAACTTCGTCGTGGAACTGCGGCATATAACTTAGCAAATAAAGTAGTTAGCTCAAAAAAGCCCAAAAAACCTGAGCCAACATTTAATCCGGACCGTAATCTTATTGATGCAGGAACATTGCCCGAGTTTGTAGTAAAGGGAAAAAGCCCTTACAAACGTGGAACCGCACGTCATACTTTGGTCCACAAAATGTATAGCAAGCGAAGAGGATTGATTTAGTGCCGGGACGTTACAGATCATATGGTCGTGAGGACGACCAAATGAGAGAGGACCTAGAGATTGCATTCTCTGGGTTCAATAATCGTTTACGTCCTGATCAATTAAAACCGGGTGTTTTGGCTGAATCTAGAAACGGTCGTCTTGATTTAAACGGCGAGTGGCAAGTTCGCCGTGGTATTAATGTTTTGAATGCTCCGTTTGCTACTGGTGCTGATGCATTTCGTTTGCCAACTGCGGCAGAAAAACAAGTAACAAACATAGGCGATTTGCCTAGGACTATGCAGTCAGTTAGGATTCAAACTTCTGGGATTGTTACTATTTTATTAGATGATCATGGATTTTCTGTTGGTGATGAAATTGTAATCAACGGAGTATTTAGATCAGGATTTCCTGATATTAATGGCACTCACACAATTACAGAAGTTACTGGAACAAATAGATTTAAGTTTGATTCAGGCATAACTACAACCGATGGTTACTATACATTTCCTCCAAATGAGGGATTGGTAACTCCATTTACTTTACCTTTTGATCCGGTTACAGAAGAGTTAAGCTCGTCTCCACTATCGTCTCCCTGCGGAAAATCCTTTCTGGATCAATCAGCAGTCATCGGTGTTCGTGCCGGAACAAACTTTAGTAATCCTGATGCTACCGATAATGCCGAATATATTATAGCATCAACTAATCTGTCGGCACTGGTTTTAAAATTAAATGATACCCTCGACACATTTGAAATGAGGTTTCCCGAGGGGGAGTCAGTGCTTGAACTATCTGATATGCTTCAAGCATTCAATAGATTGTTTATTTTTAGAGACAGTCAGATTGCATTAGAAAACAAAAAGTTTTTTGATCCTATTGCGATCAAGTCCATAGAAATAGATGGTAGTGCTGAGATAGATGTCGAAACATATTCTTT